TTATTGGATCTGTCATATTCTTGGATTGAATTCTGCTAAGTCAAACCCATCTAAACTATCCTCGTTAGACTCAAAGCTAACTGGTGGTAGATTGTTTTTTCTCTGCTGAATAAGCTTTGACTGCTCAGTGTTTGCTTGACTAATACGCTTAGACTTTGCATCATCACGTTTAGTTTCTCTTTCGTCAAGTTGTGACTGCTCTACTCCTTTTAATTGCATTTGCATTTGGAACTCTAATTCCATCAATTGCTTTTTAAGTTGAGCTTCATTATTTTGTTTTTGCATTTCAAGAGAAATTTCAACTTCTTTAAGTTTCATCTTAGAGTTGGTCTCCATTTCCATCTTCTGCATTGCAGCTTGTGCAGCTGCTTGTTGAGATTGCATATTGTTTTGTTGCTGCATTTGCATCTCAGTAGCTTTTTGTTCTTGAGCTTGTTTAGCTTTTTGAGTACGCTTTAATTTTAACAATTGATTAGCCATCTTAAGGTTTTTCAATTCTCTAATATCAATAGCATCTTCAAGATCTATACCGCCTTTTGATAAAGCCATTTGGATATTAGCTTCTAATTGTGCTCTCTCTTCTTCGTCAGGAGCAACCTCTATAAATATACCAAAGTCATATAAGTACAAGTTTTTAATTTGTTCTAATATTCCCATGTTATACTTCCCTATCTGCATAGCGAACTCATCTCTGAACTCTGCATACTGAAGAACATCAGCAGTCCTTAATGCTAAAGCTTGAGCTAATGTTTTTGTTAAGTATAAGCTTCCTTGTAGTATGTGTCGAGTGGCTGTGTTAGAATTTAATGCAGCCAACTTCTGTACACCAACTAAAGAGTTAGGATCTGGCGTAGATCCATCACGTGCCTCATTTAATCCTGTAACAGCTCTAATCATATCTAAATAGTGATTATAGTTTCCTATAAGCATTTGCATTTTGCTTGCTCCACTATTAGAGGTTAATTGTTGTATCGGAACTTTTGCGTTGTTGTACTCACCATCCTGAGTGTAGCTTCTACCAACCACACTACCTGTTTGGAAATATAATCGTAAAGCATCAGATGGATCATAAGAGTTACCTGTCCCCAGGTCTACTTCACTTAATCCGTCTGCATCTATAAATACACCATCAGGAACAACACGTGAAACAACTTGTTGTATTTTTAAGTGACTTATTTGTATAAGGTCTGCAAAAGGAATCATTCTTCTTACTAAAGATTCAATAGCTCCTTTGTACATTCTTGGTGCTACAGCTACATAGTTAGGCATAGCGTGTTGACTTGCAGAATTAGGTCGAACCATATTCTCCATCATCTTCCACTCTAATAAAAAGTTTGTACCCATAACCATAACGCCTTCATACCAAACGTCAATAGTTTTTTCTACTTTCTCAAAGTTACCCTCATCCATCATTTCTTGAGGAGGATTAAATTGATCATCTTTTTCTACAACCTTAAAGTTTCCTTCAGCAGTTGTTTTCTTTTTGTAAACAAACTTGTTTGTGCTTTTGTAATTAAAGTACATTAAGGTAACAGTATCTCTTGAGAATATACTATTCTGATACATAGCCGCTACATTATAGTAGTCATACCATGCTTGGCTGTACTTTGATATTTCTTCTAAGTCTTCGTTAGTTAAGTCTGGCTTAATCTTCATTAGCTCCGTAATAGGAACTGTCTTAATTTCTCCCCAGTAAAAACAATCTTTAAAGTAAGGGTCTTCTGTATAACTATAAACCACATTTGCTGGATCAACATAGTCTACCCTAACTCCATCGCCAGGAAGAAACATATGCTTAGTAATTCCAATTCCTAAAGTAGTTATGTCATAATCACATCTTTTTCTTAGGTCATCATAATTACTTTCTTCAAACATTGTATTAATAGCTTGCTCTGCTGCTATTTCTACTGAAGGCTTGTAGTTCATTTGCATGAAAAGCTCCAGCTCTGTGTCTGAAGCAGGTAATGATTTTTGATCTATAGTAAAAGGATTAACGTTAAAGTCTTTTTCAATTTGCTGAAACAACTCTTTGTTAACCATGTCAGTCTCCACCACATTCTGAAACTCACTTCTTTTTTCTGCAGACATAGCGTCTTGAGCATAACAGTTTATCTTAAATAATCTGTCAGACATTCCATTAACAACTATGTCTACGAACTTAGGAATAATTGGAACAGGTGTCCAATCTAAATTTAGATAAGATAAATCTCCATCAATAGCAAGCTCGTTCTTATACTTGGCTATAGACTGTTCTCCCCTGGCATAAAGTCTTAATCTATTGAACTCTCTCCATTGACTGTAGAACCTACAGTTGTTTCCGTCCCTTCTAAACCATTCGTATTGTATGGCCTGTCCTATTTGAAGACCATATTCTTGAGTCTTCTTTTCTGCATCTGACACAAACTGATCAGGGAATGCGGCAGCCTGTATGTCTATTTTTACTGACTTCATCTATTAATTATTTGGCTTGTTGAAGACTTATTATCATATCTTGCAAAGTTAATACTTATTTTCGATTTTTGTTTAGAAGGTGTGTATAAGTGTTTCTGATTAGCCATTATAGCTAAACCAGAACTAATGGCAGCATCAAACTTAGTTCTATTGGTAATATCAAACTTTGCCCAGTCCTGTAATGTTTTAGAAAAATACATTTCACCCATCTCTTCAGAAGGCCTGTAGTCCTCTGTAAAATCTAATCCTACGTATTTCTCAATGTATGATTCAATAGCTGCTGCGTGAGACTGTTTAACGTCTTCAGAAGTATTTGGTATACCTCCTAACTCCTTCTCTGTTTTAGAAAGCTTGTTGTAAGTTTTATCTGGTCTATTTAAAGAGTATCCCCTATACCCCCTGTTCTTAAAGTGATAAAGTAATCGAGGCTTATTGTTCTCACAAAGTATTGGCATTCCGTAAAATATACAAGCCATTAATACTTCCTCAAAAAATATCTCTGCAGTTTGAGGTCTTGCAATATATTCTAAAAAGAAATGATTGCTTGGAGCATTATCCATATTGAATTTTGTTAATCCATGCAACGCTCCGTTAGATCCTTTACCTACCACAACACCAGATATATCATAGGAGTCACATCCAAAAGAACCTATATGCTCGTTCCCTGGCCTCTTTTGTCCACGCTGTACTGTCATTCTGTTTCTCATGTTAGCCTCTGGAATCCAAGAGACTAAAAATCTTCCGTTTTTATTTGGATGCCAAATGACCTGAGTATCTTTTATCCCATCCTTCCAAGCAAATGAACCCTGCGTAACCTGATGTTTTATATTTATAGAATCATTATAATCTATCTGCTGATATATTTTAGTTAGATTAAAAATAGATTGTTTGCTTTCATCTCTAAATGCGTGAGACTCTGTTCTTGGAAACTGTCTATAAAATTCATTAAGAGCATCAGCGTCTTGAGATAAAGAATCTACCTCGTTCTTCCAGTAGTTAATAGCTCCAGTATCAATTAACTCACCATCAATTCCCACAACAGCAGAAGTAGGAGTAGTTAGTACAGGCATTCCATACCTATCTATATATCCTTCAAAGTTCCACTCCATTGGAATAAACAAAGAATAAAGACCGCTTTTTGTTTGACCATTAGAATTTCTTTTTGACGGAAGAGAATCTTCGTAAAGCTTTTTAAAGTTATTACCACCTTTGTCTAATGCGTTTGATGTTGATCCCATCATACATTTACCTATAACCTTACTACCCAGCCTTAAACACGTTTTAGTTACCCTCCAGTTATTAAGTATATTGTCTGGCCTTTCCCACTTACCACTTTCATCGTGAAGAAGTAATCTTAATTTTTCACCATCATAGCTATTGTCACCTGTGTTTTTCCAGTCAATCGTAGTGTCAAGTCCTTCAAGCTCTGAATCTTCAAGGATATACATATTTTTTTTAGTAATCTTTGATGCTGGAACACGATAAGCTAATTCAGTCTTAGGCTTATCCATACCATCTTGTATTGGTTTAAAAAAGAATGGATAGTTGTTAGAAATAGGAACAACCTTGTCCGTAAACATTTTCTTGGCATCAGAACCAGTCTTAGATAAAATACCAACCCTTGCATCTTTAGTTATGGTTGCAGTATTAACGCCCTCGTTTGAAGCCATGAAAGAAAATCCTGAACGTCTTATTTTTAAATAACACATACCAAAACTTCTCTTGTCAGCTTTGCAGGCTTCCCAAAATATATAAAATATTCTATTAGCCTCTCTAAAGTCTGGATGTCCAACGTCAATTTTAGTCCACTGTAAATACATATAGTGAGTGCCAGTAACATACGTTGGCTCACCGTTATTCATAAACCAAAATCCATCGTCCCTTTTATCAAACTCACCCTCTATATAGTCAACCCACTTACCTTTAAAATTGTCTGGTACATCGTGCCATTGAAATATAGACTTAATACGAGACAACTCTTTTGGATAATCAAAAGCCTCCCAATACTGTTCTTCTTTCTTTTTAGATCTTTTATATATTTCTTTTGGAGCTTTTGGTAGCGCAATCTTTAAACCATTAATGTCTATTATATTTTCAATT